TCATATTTCTTCCCACCTGCCTTTGCTTTCGACACGGTCGAATCCTTGCATTCGTAACCCCTTTTCATCATCCACGCAATTTGGGCGTGTGAATAGGTTTTATCGTCATCCAACATCACCCGCAAGACATCCCGCCTGTGTGAGTAGGTCGAAGATTTAACCAGTTGTTCGGGGGTAAATTTCGGCAAGTCATCTTCGGGCGGTTCGTTGCCCTCGTCATCTGCCCCATTTTCGCCCGTATTAGCGTTTTCACCATCGGGCGGGACATTTACCCCATTGCCTTCTTTCGGCTCGTTATCGCCCGTTTCCGTGGATGTGTCGGGGTTATTTTCGCCGTCATCGGCAGGCGGGTTTTTAGCCAAAATCAAGGCAATCATTTCATCATTAGGGGCGTTTTTATTTACCCCCTCAATCCCCAGCGCAAGCAAAATTTCGTATAATTCCACTTTCTTCATGGGTCTTAACATTTCATCGGTATATACGGTTTGCATAAAATCATCCTTTCGTTCTAAATTCAATCATTTCAAGCGATTGCATCAAAATAGGGTCGTAAACTTTGCGTACCCTCACGTTGAAATGGATGTAAAATTGCAGTATCTCATCGTGAATTTCACCAAGCATACCAGTTCCACGAACCAAATTGCCGCCAACTTCGATATATTCAAGCGCAAGATATAATTCATCAAGCATTTGGTAACATTCCGCTATTGGCTGGTTCGTATTTTTCGGGAAAAAGTGTATACAATAGGAATTATCCCGCTTGTATGTTATATCCCGCTCTTTTGTGTTTGATTGTTTAAGTAACTTAATAAAAAAACAAGGTATTGTTAAACCTTGTTTGACTTCTTCGGGGTATATCGTGTATGCATCTCCAAATGTTTCATTAAGCTTTTCACTTATACCGTCTAATATTGCCGATAACGGTTTGAAAGTTTCCACGGCATCACCTCCTTAGCCGCTCTCTAATAAATTTGTCAAGCTTCATTTCGACAAATTTATTAGCATCCTTTTGTAACTCATCTTCAGAAATTTTCAACATGAAAACCCCTTCAGTCCATTTAATAATTTTCTTCCCTTCTTTACTAATTCCGGGGTTTTTTCGCGTATATAAACTTACGCCTAATTCGGGAATATATACACCGTCATGCCCTTTTTCAACATAGGAAGCATAGTGCATCGGATTGATAACTTCCGCCATGTAGATATTTCCGCTTTTGGTCACGTTGCCAATAGTCCACGAATCCCGCAACCGTCCGCCGCCGCCGTGAAAATTCACATCGTTTGGTAAGCCTTGATTTACAGGAGTTCGCATTTTAACTTTTTCCAATAACTCATTCGCCAGCCTATAAACAATCTCTTTGCAAAGTACATCGATTTCCTTTTGCGTCACTTGCTCAAGTTCTTTTCTAAATTTAATAATCTGATTATAGTCAAATTTTACCTTTATTTTTGACATATCACACCGCCCATCCTTCCCACGGTATCAAAGAAATTTCTTGATGATGGTCAAAAATACCAGCTTCGCCGCTATAGCCGAATACAAATTCTTTATCACGGCGCACAACTACGATTTTACAACCTGTTTTGATTTCTAAATTTTCATCAAGAAACAATTTGACAATTTGGGGCGTTTGAGCGGCTGTTTCGGTTTGGCTTGCCGATAACAGTTTTGTAAATGACAACCGACAAGGTTCATCGCTTATTATGGTGGTTTCTTCGTGTGTCGTTGTTTTGTTTGGGTGCAAAACAGGTTGATACTCATAGACGGTACAAGTATCATTCCACATACTGCGCATAGCCGAACGAATGGCATCTTCTACCATTTGAACCGCCGAAACGCTAAAAATTGCGGCTTTCCATAATTCAACAAATGGTTAATAACAGCATCAAGGCGTTCTTCAGCACTTTGCATTTTGTCAACTGCAAAACTGAAAGATGTATCGCCCTGTGATTTCTGTTTCAACATCGCCGAATCAAGGTTAATTTCAAAACCGCCCAAATCGCCGCTTGCTTTTTTCGCTTTGAGAAATTCGCCGCAAGCCATATCAACGGCAATTTGATATAAACCTTCGGGGATTTCTGAAAGATTGGTTTCATTCTTGATTGTGTTGGTTACTTTATCAATTATGAATCCAATAACCCAGCCGTCTTTTTCCCCATCGAAGGTATACCCCAACGAAGCAAGCCGTAAAATAATATCTTCACGCACGGCATCGCCCCCTTTTAACCCCTTGAAATAATGCGGGCAATAGGGATTGATTTGTGGTCAATATATTCCCCATTGGTATCATTTACCAATTCCCAATTTTCGCCGTCTTTCAATTCGGCGGCGGTCGGGGATTTGCTCACCATGTTTTTCTTCAAGAAACTAATGCCGTTGGGGGCGAAAACCTTACGTTGGCGGCTCACAAGGGATGTTTGCCCGCCGTTTGTTTTGGCTTCACGCACCATTTCATAAGGCACTTCAGCACCCACATTGTCATAATCAAACGCACCATCACCCAAAACATAAGTTTCAAACGCCGTTGCGCCGCCCAAATCAATAGTCGGCATACCGTCATCAATGAGAACCAAACGCCCGTTCCATGTTGCCATACCCAAATCACGGGTAACGCCGTTTACATCGGTTTGTGTTAGGTTCTTGAAAAGGCGTTCATTTTCAAGATTTGTTGCAACCTCGCTGTGCATAATAGCAAGCCCAAAAATTGACTTGTTATCGCCCGCCGCTCTTTGCATTGCTTTGTTAAGCGTTGCAAGCCCAACATTAGGGTTCGTATCGCTGGAAATATCCATCGTGTGTAAGCCGATAAATTTTTCGTTTTCCGTTCCAGTCATGGAAAAGATACCGACAAGGATTTGAAGAAGGGTATCTTGGTCAACATCTTGCCAATAATCCCCAACTTGACGGGCAACATTAGACATAAAGCCCGCACCGCCTGTAATATCTTCGGAAAAATCCCTTTCAATCCATGCCTTCGCCCGCCCGATAACGATAACGGAACGGTCGAAGGTCGTTGTGCTGGATGCGACAATATCCGTTTGCCCGTCATAGTTTTGGGGTTCGCCGCCCAAACGTCCGAAAATCGGGAAAGTTGCGTAATTACCCGCTGTTTGTGCGGATAGTGTTTGTCGGAATGTAGTTGTGGGGCGAATCGCACGGGAACGGATTAACTCATTCCTTCGGGTTTTCGGGATTAAATCAACATATTTCCCGAACGCTTCGGGGTTAAATGTTTTTTGGTCAAATTTTGCTGACATTTTGGTTCATCCTTTCTTAATTTGTATTGTCTTGTGGCGTTGCCGCCGCAATCGGGGCTTCGGGAATTTCGGCGTTGGGGTTAGCTTCCATGTAAGCCGCTAATTCCTCATAGCTCATTTTGGCAAAGTCAACCTTGCCATCGGGCGTTTTTACCCCCACATCGGCGGGCTTTGCACCCTTGACGGTTGGTTTCGTTGGTTCGGTTTCGGCGGGGTCAAACAAGAAACTGGTATCTTCAGCTTCAACCAGTTTTTTGATTTGGCTGTCAAGCCCTTTAACCATGCCATCTTTGGCAAGGTCGGCATCGTCCAAATCAAGTAATGCCTTCACCGCTTTTGCACTCTTCGCTTTTGCGGCAATCAAGGCGGCATCAACGGCGGCTTCTATTCTAACCGCTTTCATTGCGGCGGCGTGTTCCTCATCCTTTTTTGTGTTTGCGCCCTGCAACTTTGTGATTTCTTTTTTCAATTCCTCAATGTCACCCGTGGAATTTTTAAGGGTTTCAAGTTGCCCGTCACGCTCTTGTAAGGATTCGGCAAGTTTACCTTTTTCATCGTTTACCTCTTTGAAACGGGCATAAGGAATAAACCCCTTCAAATGTTCGGCAACGGCTGTTTCTGCTTTTGTTGCCATTTCCTCATCCATACCCAACGCCATAAACTCATTCTTTTTCATTGTACTTTCCACCTTTCCATTTTTTAACGCCGTTTAGTCGGCTGATTTTTTATGCGATAACGCCCGCAATTAGCGGCAATATAAAACCGCCTTACGGCGGTAATTATGTTGTAATGATTTTAAAACCCTGCAAATTCGGGACTTTTTGGTCATTGTGTTACTAATTTGATATTAACAACGAAAAAAGTACCCTTGAAAGTGAATTTTCAAGGGTACTTTATATGTGTATCGGAAAGTCAATCAATTTTCGTATTGTAGTCTGGTCTTTTATCTCGAACGAAAAAACACCACGCGGTAAATTTAATTCGGTGAGGGTTAAATTACTAAAATTGAACCGCTCAAAGGTGTAATCAAACTTCTCAATATCCCCAACGATTTCATATTGTGAAGTTGGCTCTATATGTTCTGGATTTATCAAATCCATAGTTTCGCAGTCCAAAAGCCCTTCATGGTGAATTTTCACATCGTAACCAACAACGCCCATAATTGGCAACGCTTTGGATAGCTCATAAATTTCTATACTCAAACGGCAATTTTTTAAATTAAGTCGCTTGCCATTTGTTGTAATAAACAGTTTGCCACGCTCAACTGATAAGGTTTTTATTAAAGTTCTCAAAAAGTCACCTCTTTTCAGCAAATAACCGCCTTATACGGCGGTTACGTATGGTTTTTCCACGCTTTCAAATATACTCTGGATGTCACTGGGATAAACTGTTTTTTGGTCATAGCTTCCATCTGATAATCTAATGTCAACCATGTACCCTTCGCCATCGTTAAATATTTCAATGATTACGCCTCTTTCACCTGTTTTTAATTTTACAGATTGAAACATTTCTAATTTCACAAAAAATCACTCCTTTATTGTTCGTCAATATAAGCACTTGTAAGTCTTGGAAAATCCTCATTATCTTTAATAATCCAGGCAGTAACAACAGGCGCTATTCTGCCTGTTAAACCCTCTATATCCATAATAACTTCGTACTCATTACCCCATCCATTATGTCGTTTAAAAGTAGCGGGATATTTGCTAATATTGTTTTTGATACTTGATACAAGTTTTGCAGCATCATTCATAGTATACCCCAGCACTGTTCTAAAAACCAATGCTTTGTGCTTACCATCATCATGTTCGGTATCAAGCGCATATTTCGTAAATTTTTCAATCGGTATAATCGCTTTATCGTGATTTGGTAGTATAGGCATTGCTTCCCCGCTTTCATTCTTGCCTACATCCATTATATCAGATTTACTACCTTTGTCAACAAATGTTTCCTTCCATTCGGGATATTTCATATCGCTAGGCACATAATAAGTTTTGCCGTTTTTATCCCTCGCCGCACGTTCGCCGCCTTCAAATAAATGGCTAAACTCATCATCGAAATAAGGAGCGGTCGTACTTCTGCACCAAGGATGAAACGGCGGCACAGTAACTCCTACCTCGTATTCATCCATACGAACAATTTTTCCGTCCATTTTCCGGCAAATTTTCGAAGTCTTTTTGTCCAGCGTTGCAATGATTTTAACCATTTCAACGCCTGTTTCACGATATGACTTTTTGCGGGCTGTTGCCGCTAACGCCGCTGATTCGGTCATAACAAGGCGGGCGGCGTTGCTCTTGCTGGTATTCATGGAAGCGGCAAGGTTATCAATTATCACATTAGGCGGCGTTCCTATAATAAGCCCCTGCGATAATTCCTTGTGTAATTCATTAACAAGGCGTTGTTTGTCCGTCCAAATCCTATCTGAAAATGTACGCCCGTCCAACGTCCACGGCTTGTTCAAAAGGGCTTGCAACTGACTTTCATTTATGCCCGCTATATCCCAACCCACATTCAATCCGCTTTGTATCTCAAACATGGTATGATGGTAATTGTCGAGAAATTGCCGCTTTAATATGCTATCAACGGAATCAAGCTGATTACCAAAAAGCCGTTCCATCGTGCTTTGCGTTTGAATTTGCAAGGCTTCAAGACGGGATATATGCACCCGTGCGGATGCGTTTTCAAGTTGCCGTACCCATTGCCCGCTAACCGTGTTTTGCTTTGCAAAATCAATATATTCTTCAACACTCCATCGAAATTCTGCCAACTCGTTAGAGTTTAACAAGCGGCGGGCATCGGCAAGGTCGATTTCGTTATTGGTTGCAAAGCGGGTATACCAACCCGATATTTGATTTTGTAAATCCCTTTGTGCGTTGGCGAAATGGCGTTCCATGCTACGAATAGCGGATTCGCCTGTTTCAGTTGCCATTTGCTCAATCGCTTCAAATCGCCGTTCCCAGTATTCGGCATTTCTCACACCCTTTCACCCGCCTTTTTATGAAACAATAATTTTATTATCCTTGATTTGCGCCGCTTTGCGGGTCATTTGTTACTAACCTGTTATTATCCGCACCAAAAGTCCCGTACTGCGTACTTTCGGATTCCTTTTTGGCGGTGTCTTTTTCCACTTTTATGCGGTCAAGTTCGGCTTGCAAATCGTCAACATATGGATGTTGTGCGACAAGTGTTTCTTCGGACAATAACCCAACCGATTTTCGGATGTTGTCAATAATATCGCCTTCGTTCATCAACATATCGCGGTTGAAGATGATTTCCACATCCTCACCCTCAAAATCGCCAACGCCGATATTCGCAAGATGCAGATTGACAAAATATAACAAATCCTCAAACGATGCTTGATACTCCATTTCCATACGGTTTGTATCAAGGTCAATATCGCTGTACATAGATTGTATATTCATTTGGTTGGCACTACGCCCCAGCTTGTCATCCTTTGCATCAAAGCCCATCGCATTTTCCATTATCGCATCTTTGAAGATTTTAATAATGGCTTGATAGTTAGCGGCGTTTACCTCAATTTGCAAGGATTCAACCCCGCCCTTTACGCCGTCAACGCTTCGGGTTTTAACCGCCCCAAAAGTTGCAAGGTTTTTCCGAAACTCACCCAAATTTTCGCCGTCATAGTTTACGATAATCAAAATCGTGTTGCGGCTATCTTCTTCCATGTTGTTTTGAAAGTTGGAAAGTATCGTGTTCAAGCCGTCTTGCAAATTTTTGACGTTAAGGATTAGCGGAATTTCCTTGCTGTTATACTTAAAGGGGATTAGCGGCATCCTATCCCAGTTGTACCCATCATTGTTAATCGTGAAGTAGGGTTCAACGGGCGGGAAGTCGGGGTCGGGGCGCAACCTCGCACCATCAAATTCAAAGCGGCTTATACCATCTGCATGATATACCTCCACCTTTTGGATTATCCTTTCACCCTTTGCCGCATCATCCACAACCTCATAAATGCGGATTGCATAATCAAGGCGGGTATGCTCATCGTCACCCCAGCCCGCTATAATTTCATAGGGTCGGAAACGCCGAAAAGTAAATTCGCCGTATTCATCGTAATACATGAACATCCAGCCCAACCCGCAATTAAAGCTATTTTCGCCCACGTTCTTCAGCAAGCGAAGGAATTTGCGGTTGAAAATATCTTGCAAAATGTTGTTGTAATCGGGGTTTTCGCTTTGCACCGTGAACGGTTGACCCAAAAAATAATTAACTTTTTGGTCAACCATTTTCTTATACTGATTATCCACAATCCGATTGTTGGGAAGGTTTTTCACTTCTTCCAACTCACCGTTCGCCCCTATCATTTCACGCTTGCGGTGTAAAATGTCATGTTTACCATCATAATATCGTTCACCGATAATCATATTGCGGCGGCGTTCCGAATTGAGAAAACGCCGAATTTCCCTTTCAAGAAAATCCATATTGTTGGGGTTTGCCCCTTGCCGAAGTAGATTGATTTCATCGGTATGGAAATTAAATTTTCTCACAAGGTTTCACCCCTTTTCATACTGTAATGATTTCAAAATATAGCAATACCGCACATTGGCGGCTCTTTTGTCACTAACCCGTAACTAACTTAATTAAAACTAAAACTTGCGGGGCGGGCGTATGGTTCAACGCCATATCGCATCGCATCCATAAGATGATTAAATTCGTCAATAGGCTTGTTTATCTTGCGCCCGTTTTTATCCTCATCCCATGTGTAGTTACTAATTTCGGTTAGGAAATTCACGCAACGGGGATGTACGATAATTTTATAATCTTGCAAAAAGTCGATTGTATTTTTTACGCTGTCTTTACCCTTGCGGGCTTTTCGAATGTTGAACATCCCCAGCAACTCTAAACGGTCAATGCTTTTTGGTTCGGCTGAATCAGCGTTGACACGTTCCTTGACATAACCCATTTTGGTTATTTCCGCAAATATGGCTTCGTTGCTCATGCCGTACCCATACATTTCATCGAATACCCAAATCTTCTTCGCCCATGTATCAATCAGCCCGCAAAAGAGGGCTGAAGGGTCGTTTGTATATCCGAAGTCAAGCCCGAACGCCGAACGTACATTTTCACGATTGCGGATTTCGTCAACATCAAACGCTTCTTCTTTCCAATTTTCAAATATAACGCCTTCGACAATGCCCCAGTTACCCAGCCCCGCCACATTATAGCGGCGTGGGTTTCGGATTTTCATTTTTTCGTAAACTTCAATGCTTTTTTGGTCAAGAAATTCATTCATCAAGTAATTTGTTGTCATCGCCAAAATATCGGCGGGGTCGTTCGCATCAAAAAACCGCTTTTTAATCCAATGGTATTGATTCCACGGGTTAAAGGTCAAAGTCCATTGATAAAACAACCCTTCGGGCAACATACCACGCAGGGATTCATCCAAAATGTCAAAATCGGCTTCTTTGCTAATCTCATAGGCTTCTTCTATCCAGCCCCAGCACAAAGCCCCCGTTTCAACCGTGATTGACGTAATTTTCAATGGGTCATCAAGTCCACGAAAGTAAATTTTCTGCCCTGTGGGTATATATGTCATTTCGAGGGGGCTTTCGGTAATCTTCCAGTATGCCGAAACACCCAAACGGTTAATCGCCCATTTCAATTCAGTAAAACACGAATCTTTCAACGTGCGAAATACCTTGCGGATGACAAGTAAATTTGCTTGCGGGCATTTCATAAGGTTATAGATAAACCACAACGCCGTTGTTTTCGATTTCTTGCTTGCACGACTACCCTTGCAAACACGATAACGCCCCTTGAAATGCCAAAAGTCTTTATAATGTTTTCCGACAATATCGGGAAGGTAAAATTTCATAAAATCACCGCATAATAAAAATGAAGCCCTGCATTTACAGGACTTCAAGCCGATTTTGTTACTAACATGATATTAACCGTCTTATTCAAGGTCATTTTCACCGCTAAAGGACGGCGGCGTTAAATGAGTTAACTGCATCTTGTCATTGAATAACCCCATATGCCGTCCCAGTAATTCAAGTGATTTTGCCTTGTCGTAAAGTCTAACTTCACGCTCCACAATATCGCCGTTATCGGTTGGAATCGTTTTGACTTTTACTGATGCCCGCTATGTTTGACAAAATGGCTTCACGCAATTTCGGCTTGATTGCGGTTAGCTTGTTATCGCCTTTTTTGGTAATGTCCTTCGTTCTGTCCTCATGGGTGATTGCGATAATGTTTTCGTAATCAAGGTTAAACAAGCGGCGCAAGGTGGAAAGAAATTCAGTTTTAACCAAATCCCAACCCTTGCCGAAGCCTTCGTCTGTTTCGTGCTTGATACCCTCACGGTCGAAGATGTAAAGGCGGCAATGCTCGTACAATTCGCCCAAATGGTCAACAACGATTGTGTCGAAGTCGGTTTTTTGGGTTTCAAGGGCTGTAATGGTTTCGGTAAATACCACCCACGCATATTTGCGGTTGGTGATACGCCCTTCTTTTTCAACAATATCCTTGATTGATACGTGCGGCGGCATTTCGCCCGCATTGTAGGTCATCAATTCCCGTATGTTGTCATCCGTGGTTAAAAACAGATGGTTCGGGAATTGTGATGCGAAGGTTGTTTTGCCTGTGTATGGCTCACCGTATAACCATACTGTTTTTTTCCTGCGCCCCTGTTTTACAGGCGTGTTTGCTGGTAAATTCATGTAATCAATTCCTTTCTGACAATAAAGTTGATATTCGCACCAGTCGCAAAGACGGGTTTCGTTTTTGATGTACTCTTTCACTTCTTGCACCCGCTTGATATTGATTAAAAAATCAACAACTTTTCTGTAATCAAAATCAATTTGCACAAAATACGGCGGGTCGGCTTTTGCCAACTCATCAAGCACCCTTTGGCGGTATGCGGCGGTTTCTTCGGTTTTCGCAATCTTAATCATCTTCAATTTCGGGATGACTAAGTAATACATATTGCGGATGCGTTTGCCCTGCGTTTCGAGAAAATGCTTGTAAATATGCAGTTGCCCCGATAAATCGTAACGCCGCCCGCTTTTGGTATACTTGAAGTCGTAAAGGTCGTATTCGTTGGGTTCGCCCGTGGGTACAAGCAAATCCACATACCCGATAAAATCGGGGGTTATAATCTGCAATTCGTGAATACCGCCTTCGGGCAACATTGCCCGTGCAAGCGGGATAAAATGTTCAAGTTTTAACGCTTCGGTTATATGGTCTGAAACGTACTTCCAGTTGCCGTTATCGGCTTTCCAATAGGGGCGGTCGGTTATGATGGGAAATGAGTTGAAATACTCATCAATCGCCACATCAAGCCCCTTTTCAATGCCCGTATGAACAGCCGTGCCTAATATCAACGCATTGTCGGCTTCGTCCGTTGGGATAACGCCGATTTTGTCTATATAGCGCAAGCGGAATTTGTGCGGGCATTGCTGGAAAGTATCAACCCGTGAATAGCTGTATTGCAGAAAAATCACCCCTTCCTTGCGTGACTTTCAATACTTAATGAAAACCATCGGACTTGATGTAATGAGATATGGCGGTTTTGCCCGTCTACAAGCTGCATCCATAAGTATGTGTTGCCGAATCTAACTTCGGATGCTTCAAATGTTTCAAGATAACCGTCAAACCAACGAACATTTACAGTATTAATGTTCTGTTGTGTGCGGTTCATTTCGTTTCGCATATTGTTATATTCGGCTTGCAATTCTTTGTGTCGGCATAATAATTTGTTATAGTCGCTTTCTTGCTGACGCTCACGGTCTGTCATATCCATAATTCACCTTCCTTTCAGCTTGTAAATTAGTTGCTTAAAATCTTCAAAATCTTTCGGGTATAAAATCAACCCCACGCCGCCCGCCGTCTTAATTTTTTCGATGTTGTGAAGTTGGAGTTCGGACGGCTTGCCCCTATCGCCTTTCACTTCCACGGCGATAAAATAACCATTGCAACAAATCATCAAATCGGGAACGCCCGCTTGCTGAAACCCGCCGCCCCAAATCTTGCGGCAATAACAGCCTTCAAATTCAAGAAATTTCCTTACTTTCTTTTCAAAGGGCTTTTCTTTTTGCACCTTTTAGCCCCCTTCCGATAAATCCATTATCCCAAGCATGTTTTGTGTTTTCGCTTAATGTAGTCCACTCTAACTGTGAAGCTCGTGGGTCATTTTTCTTACCTCGTTTGTGATTAACAACCGGCTTGCTTTCGGGATTTGGAATAAATGCTTTAGCAACCAAAATATGTACCCTGCAATTGTCACCGTTTAATTTAACACGCAAATAGCCCTTGCCGTCATTATAGGCCTTTAGAATGTAACCGGTTTGAATATTGCGAATCCGGCCCATTGTCGATACTTCGTATTGAGGATATTTTTCATTATTTTCCACCGTTCCTTCATTTGTACATCCCTCATTTTTGAAAATGCTATCGTAAACGGCTTGCAGGGTTTTAATGTAATCTTCGAAGGTATATTTCTCGCCATCTTTACGCTGTATTTCAGCAAACATAAAACGTTTTTGCCCGTGCTGTGCCAATTTATCGGTAAACTTACAAAAGCTAATCAAATCTTGTTTATTAACTTCAATTTCAAGATGTGTTAATCCCATATTTTCACCGCCACTTCCTTTTGAAAAATTCGTCCGGAGTGGACAAAAATTTCATAACCCATTGCCCGCATTCGGGCGGCGAAGTCGTATATTTTGCCAATGGTCATTTCTTCGGTTTGGGACGTAATATCCAACGTACCACAACAATCAGCAATAGCAGAATTAACAGCGTTTCCCGTGATATTGTTATCATTCATTTTCATACTCCTTTTTAAAATAGTTGGTTTTGGTCGTAAACAAGAGTCAAGCTTTCGGGCTTCAACATGAATACATACCACTTTGATTCGACTGCTTTTCGCAACATTATTTTTTCGCACCTTTCAATTCAATTTTGATATAGCCCTTTTTGTTGCTGATTTTACAGCATTCGTTGTAAATATGCGGGTATGTTGCTTTTAATTTTGCGTTGTCAACGCCTGTACTTGTGGAAGGGGCGATATGGGTTATTCGCAAAATATCGTTATCGATTCTTCTAATGCCGTGTTCGTTCATTGCTGTTTCCAATTTTGCCCGAAGGTCTTTTTCGTCTTTTTCGATTTTGGCTTTCAATCGCACAACATCAACGATACCCGACATAATCGCCGCCGCTTCGGTTTGGAAAACTGCAATCGCCGTTTCACCCTCGGTTGCATCGCCGCAAGTTTCGGGGGTTTTATCGCAAGCATCTTCGCAACCCTCTTTGTCGGGGCAAATAGCACAACACCCTTCAAACTTGACTTTTTCGTTAATACATTCGCCTACGTTACACTTAATCATTTTTCATCTTCCTTTCTCATGCTGTCTTTTGCGGTTTTCACAAAAGTCCAAATTATAAAGGGTATAAGCGGAAACAACGCTTCGCCGCCAACTGCCCGATACCCACGTTCCAAATATGCAAAATGAAACATTAGCGGGGTGAAGGCTAAAAACACGATTACCAGCGCAATCCAACCCTTATTACTTTTCAAAAAGTTCATTGGTGTATCGCTCCCTTACTCCCAAAGTGGGTAAAATCTCTTTATCCTCAATGCTGTTTTCGCATAGCAAAATCCAGTAAAAACACGGTTCTTCTTGCTCGATGCGGTGTGTTCGTTTCAGCGATTGCATAAACAATTCCGCTTCATCGGTCAAAGTGAAATAGATAATCTTGTTTGCCTTTTGCAAGTTTTCGCCCCTTGCGCCCGCCTTGTACTGAATCAATGTAACGCTGTCGGCTTTGGTGTGGTATGCGGTCAAATCCTTGCCGTGTCCGTTGATTTCAGAAACGGGGCGGTTAAGGTCGGCGCAAATCTTGCGCAAGGCGTGTAATTCTTCATCGAAATTGTAAAAGACAAGTAAGCGGTCGGCGGTCGATTCCAAAAGGTCACGAAACGCATTTAATTTGTCTTTGTTGTAATGCCCGCAAAGCATCCTTGAATAAATCCGCTTGCTTAAAGTGCTATCGCCCACCAAATCAACCTTGTAACTTTCGTTTGTACCCCAAAAATCGCTATCAAGTACAAACTCGCACAAGTTCGCTTTATTCATTGTGATGATGCTGGTTTTTTGAAACTTGAGGTATTCTTTCGTTGTCTTAATTTTTATTTCAATAAAGGTTTGTGGCGGTAACTCATGCACTTCTTCAGTTTTCATAAACACCGCACCATGCGCCCGCATTTTTGCTTTCAGCCGCTCCACGTTTTTGTACGGGTTTTCCTTATCAACAACCTTGTGAACAAAGCCGCCAACCTCAATTTTTTTCCAGTTGACATAATTTTGTTCAAAGGCTTTCAAGCTGATTTTCCAACCTAACAAATGAAGCTGGCTCCATAAATTTTCATACTTGCCGCCCGTAGGTGTTCCCGATAACAAAACCACATTTTGCGGGTTCATTTTCAAAATCGCCTTCGTGCGTTGCGCCTTCGGGTTCTGTATCAAGCTGGATTCATCAAGGCATAGCGTGAAATTATCAAGGGTCAAAAGTTGCTTGCGGCGAAACACCAAATCGTAATTGATAACGCCGATTACATACCCGCCAAATTCGCTGTATCGCTCGAAATAATCCATATATTCGGCAAGTTGTTTTTTGTCGGTTAGGTTGAAAACCCCGCATAATGGGTAATGGGTTTCAAAATGCGCAATCCAATCATCAATTTTTGATTTTTGACAAACCAGCAAATTGATTCCTTCGTCAAGCTGACAAATTTTTTCCCCACCGACAAAGGTTTTCCCCAGCCCCATATCGAAGTAATAAGCAACACGGTTAAAAGGGGTGGTATCGTCAAGGGCTTTTTGTTGGAAGGGGTAAAGGTTCATACAGTACCAGCCAACCTTTTACCACAATGGGGGCAAAAGCAGAATTGATGCGTTGCAGCTTGAGGCATTGAAACTGTCAATCTCACAAACTAACCTCACTTAAACATTCAGACAAAAACCCTTTATTTTAGCGGTTTGTGCGGTGTAGAGTGTGCTATTTCTACTCCGAAAATCTAAAATAATCTTTATCCCTTTTTCTCTTGACAATCTCACAAACTGGGGTTAAAATCGTTATATAGTGGTAGTATTCTATGGTTTTGTCATAGGGGAAAGGGGCGGTTAAAGTGGCTAAAATAGAACATAGCATAGAAAAGTTAAATGATGGTCGGCAAATGTTAAGGGTGAAAATAGAAAAGCGTGGCAAGGGTGTAATGACTCCCGAAAACACGCCTATTCAATATGTTCATCAATTATTCATAGCGGAACAAAGAGGAAAGGGTAATTCAGATAGCACTGTTTACTTTTATGATAGGTGCTTTAGAAAATTCCTTGCGTTTGTTATTGGAACATTTCTAACAGATGAAATAGTTGACGAATTAGCGGAAATAGCGGACAAGGTAAAGAAAAATGAAATACCAAACCCTGCTAATTTAGTTAATATCCCTATAACGATATTAGATGCGGAACAAATTGACGGTGCATATAGGGAATATTTAAGTGATGTAGTGGGGCTTAATGATGTTACGATTGATTCACATTTTAGGGCTTATAGGGCTTTTGCTTATTATGCTATGGAATATGAGTGGATAGAAAAACGCAAAATAGTTGTTAGAGATACGCAACCTGTAGAAAAGGAATGTTACACCGAACAAGAAATAAAACTATTGCTTGCTAAACCCGACACAAGAAACTTTACAGAATATAGAAATTGGGTGATTATAAATTATTTAATTGCTTGCGGTAATCGTATAGGCTCAATAGTTGAAATAAAGATAAAAGATGTATACTTAGAACAAGGCTATGTATATGTTCATAAACAAAAGAACAAAAAACCTGATACAGTTCCGCTTATTGCTCGTATGCGTAATATTTTATATGAGTATATAACAATATATCGGATTGAATTAGACGGCGTAAAAGTAGATGAAAATGAACCGCTCTTTTGCGGTAGATACGGCAATAAACTAACAACGCAAGGACTTTATAAAGCACTAAGCGAATATAACAAGGCAAGGGGCGTTAATAAAACATCAATACACCTATTTAGACACTCTTTCGCTAAAGATTGGATAGTTAGGGGCGGTGATTTATTCAGTCTTAAAAAGATATTAGGTCATAGTAGTTTGCGTATGGTACAACGATATTCAAACCTTTACACAAAAGATGTCAACGATAAAGCGGAAAAATTCTCTATGCTTGCTAATATGCCTGTTACATCAGGGAAAACGCTTTCGGGTCGTGGCAAGTCGGATAAGTCGGACAAACCGAAAAAATAAGTAAAATACAAAAATGGGTAGTGCGTTAAGCATTACCCATTTTTGTTAGAAATTCATAGATAAAACAATATAAAAATTTGGAATATTCAGACATACACCTCTAACGGCTTTTATTTTGCGTTTTAAGGGCTGTTTGTGCTTTAGAGTGTTTACTACCACTCAACCCCTTAAAATCGATTCTATGGCGTTCTGGTGCGTTGTATGGGTGCGTATGCGTTGCCGTGTCAAATATCATTCACCAAACTCCGATAATGCGTCTTTTAGCATTTGGTCATACTCTGATATTTCAGGTTTCTTATTTTTCGGCTCCATTTCTTGCCAATACTTTTTGCAATATTCAAGCCTTTGTGCCATTACAGCCCTTTTTACTGGCTCGTCAAGCATTATTTCTATTTGCTTTTCTGTATAACGTGGCTCGCCGTTCTTTTTTTGACTTTTGCTTTTAGTGTTTTATAACGCTTTTCTCTTTGTTGCTCTGTTAATGGGATTTTTTCAGTATTGAGTTGAATTAAAAACAATACAGCATCTTTTCCTATGCTCTTAGCGTGTTCTACAAACTCGCTGTGTTTCATAGTCATTAACGGACTACCTTTTTTCGCTGTAGTTTCCGTTTCTGTCGCTTGTTCTTTGTCGTTGTTGTGATAAATTTTCGGCATTGCCAACACGCTCCTTTAGTAAATCGTTAATACCATTATATCTCCGATAACATTTCCAGTCAATAGTCAATTTTGAAAATCTATAAAAAGAATAAAGGCATATAATCTATAGTATGCCTTAGTGTTTATTATGTTTTCTTAATCTTGCTTTAACAACCGATAAAAAGAATTAGGCTTTAGGCTTAACAATTCCATTGCTTTCCGTGCCGTTATCTCTTTTGCGTTCCATTGCTCTATAACCTCATTCCAATTATCGGGCTTAGTGGCTTTAGGTCTGCCGAAAATCTTTACACCAGTTTCTTCTTGTAAAGCCTTTTTAACCGCTATCCCCTCGGCTTGGCGTTGGCGTATTGTTTCCCGCTCTTGCTCGGCTATCGTGCCTAAAACCTCTATCAAGATATTGTTCACCATCTCGAAAACCCACTCCTGCCCCTCATAGTCAATCATAGTTGTGGGTAGGTCGCAAACCTTTAGGCGTATGCCGTTTGCTTTGAAATACTCTAATTCCGCTTTTATATCTGCTTTCGCTCTTGACAATCTATCAAGACTTTTGACGATTAAGCAATCCCCGCTACGCAACATATTATTTCTTAGTGCTAAATATCCCGCTCTATCGTCTATATTTTTCCCGCTTGCCTTGTCGGTTATAATTTCCCGCTCGTCTATTCCTAAATCTTTTGCTATTTTTAGTTGTCTATCAAGACATTGCTCCTTGCTACTTACACGGCAATAGAAAAATGTTTTGTTTGTTGTGTTGCCTTTATTGTTATTAGACATACTAACATCTCCTTTAATCTCTTATTGATATTAGTATATCATAGTATTTCTAAATGTCAATAGTATTTATGCAATATTTCAAAAATATTTTTACGACATTTAGAAATACTATTTTATAGCGTTTTCGGTGTTGTCCGTGGTGTTGATAATTATATACTTTCTGCAATGCTCTGTGGTGGGTAGTGGTATAGCTTTGTCGGTGGTGCGTGTGAAATATCCAACACGAATTTATCTGCCCGCTACGCTCACGCAAAGAAAAGCGGAAATAGTTGTAAAACTATCCCCCTTATAAAATGCCTTTTGTCATTGCGTATATATGCAATGCTTTATCTTTTTATTATTTTTGGTGGTTGTTTTGTTTACGTCCGATAATCGGCATAAGCTCAATTATCGATTAACTAATAAAAAATTGATAAATAAAGAAAAATACGGCATATTCTTATTATAATATAAAATATGCCGTATTTTTTTATATTGCTATTTGCTCTATAATGTATTGCATATCATTGATATAATGGTTTATTCTTTGATAACTTACATTTTTATAGTATTTCTTTAATTCGTCTACATTGTGTCCATATTGCGGTATTTGATTGTTTTCTATCTTTTTTTGGTATTTTTTAAACACTTTCAAGCCGTTTACCTCGATAAACTTATGGATTAGATTGATATTTAGCTTTTTTCGGTAATAATCAAAGTCGGTCATTGCGTTGTTGTTTGCGTTTCCCATTGCAAAATAATCCTCTATCGTAAATTCCCACGATATTTTATAATTTTGATATGGTGGCGGTATTTCGTTGTAATGCTCGTAAAAGTTTTTCAAGGATTCCGCAAATTCTTTGTTAAAATTCTGCTCTAACCTAAAGGAATTAACCTCTTTTAACTCATTCAGTACATTTTCCGATGCCGTTCCTATGTCAATCATATTCCCCGCTATATTTAATATCCCTAACGGCTTATTGTGCATATCTAAAACTATTTCTTTTTTATCAATTCCATTAACTTTCAAGCCGTCTATTGTGTATCTTATCTTTTGCTTTATATCCTCATTTATCTTTGACAATAAATATCCTGTAAAGCCTATTAGTGATATATCGCTGTAGGTATCGTTAAACTTATCTATCATTGTTTTTGTTGTGTCATAGTTTGAAAATACCTTGAAATGAAACATATCGCCTATAAAATTCATATTGTATGCTATTTCGTTATTTGTTAGGGTGTATATGATTGTTTGGGCGTTTGGCGTGTATGCCCTATGATATTCATTGCATAGAGTATCAATGATTAGAGGGCGTAAATACTGTGTATAGCAACCGTCAACGGCTAATTTCGGTTTCTGATAGATTTGTTTTATGCGGTATTTGTCGTTTGTATTGACTTTGACTATTTCAATATCGGCGTATTGCCTTAGCGTTTCAAGCATATTATTTTTCTGCAGATTGCTTGGGCTTGACGTTGTAAAATTTTCTCTTGGCTGTCCGTCAAAGAGTAGAGGGGGCTGTATATCCTTTTTGATATTGAAAAAATCGTTTAGGTGAATTATATTACCCGCTTTTCGTTGCTGTAGTTCTAATAATTGCTTTGTATCTACTGTAATTACATAGTTGTTGCTACGTTTACCGATTATAAACACTCCTTTGCTATATATAATTTATAGAAAATACGGCATATTCTATTATTATTTATAAAATATGACGTGTTTTTCTTTTTTTATAAATTATTATAACATAAAAATGTTAATTCATCAAGGAATTGTAGTGTTTTATAATGATTTTAGTATCACCTATTATCTATTAGTGTTTGTATAAAATTTATTGTAATATTCTTTTCCTTATCTGTTAACTGCTCAATTAAATTATCAAGGTTATGTATTGCCTTATCTTGTTCGCTTTTGCTTTGCTCTGTCATAAATAAAAAATTAACATCAATGTTTAACACATTGACAAGCTCAATAAGATTAGTATAGCTTAGTG